TCCTATTGGAATATTAATAATGATATTGTATAAAACCATACATAAATATAGTTTATAACGATAATATGTAGGAAAGTCTTGTCCGTAAAAATTTTTCCACGGATTTAAAGTTCCATTATTAAAAGTTCCAATCATACTTTTATGTTTTAGATGCTTATGTTCATTATTGTCTAGGTAGTTTTCATTAATATTAGTTAATAAAAATTTGTTAATATGTTTAATATATCTTTTATTAAGCTTATCTTTTTTTACAAGATATGATAAATAAGTATTCAATTCTTTATTATTAATAATATTTTGATAACTAACCTTTTTATTACCAATAGTAATTTCATAAATTGGATTTTCACTGCTATATTCCCAATGGCACATAAGCATACTCGAAAAATCTTTTTTTAGAAAAATATAATTATTATCGTTTAACATTTTTTTCAATGTTTTACATAATATTTCTCTAAAAAAAGAAGTTTCAGAGATAATACCTCCTTTCATTGTTTCTTTCTTCAAATCTGTGATAATATCTTTAGGAAAACCCATAGAACATAAAGTGGTTATAACACAATCCGTTCCCATGTTTCTAAGATTATTATCTGGAACTACTAAACTTAGTAAAAACTCCAATGTTGGAATAAAAAACATTTTTTAACTTAAATTTTAAATAGTTTTAATATTATAAATCATTTTTTTTATAAAGAAAATTATAATGAACGATAAAGTAAAAATAATTTTAACATTAATATCATTATGGTATATTTATCATATAATATATAATGTTAGTTTTGGTTCTATTAGTAATAAAAAGATAAAGAAAATAATATCAACACGGTGTTTTATATTTATATCACTATCATTTGTTATTTTAGGGATATTAGGGTGGTTTGATAAAAGTCTAAATATATTTTTTAATTTAATAGGGTTTTTATTACCAATAACTTTTATATTAATTGATATTTAAATTCGTTTTTATAAATAAAAAATACTTATATGTAAAATATATGGATAGATATATTACTGGAATAGTTAAAGAATATAAAAAAATATTAAAAGAAAACTCTATTCTTAAAAAGAAGGCTAAAAAATACTATAAAAGATGTGATAAATTAAAAAAAAAAATTAAAAAAGAAAGAAATAATGATAATAAGCAAGTTGTTAAATTATTAAATGAATTAGATGTTTATAAGTCATTACAAATTAAATTGATGGAAGAAAATAAAAATCTTAGTCGTGAAAATTCAATTTTATATGAAGATTTAGATGTAGTTCAATCAAGTAATAAAAAATCTATTTATAAGTTGAAAGATATAATACAAAAACTTGTATCTCCGAGATTATTATTAGATGGGACTTTAAGAAAAGAAGAACTTATTTATGAATATCAAAGAGGTAAATGTTATTATTGTGATACAGATATCAAATATGAAAATATAACAATAGAACATATTATACCAAAAAGTGTATGTAAAAAAAACAATATACCACCTAATATATTTGAAAATCTTAGGATTGTTTGTAATAACTGTAATCAAGAAAGAGGTAATAAATTAAATAATAAATTATTTTTAAATGGCATTATGAAACAGTTAAAAAATCCAACACTATATTATCCAGATGCTTTGTATGAAACAGATTGTATAGTTAATAATTTATACCAATCTAAGAATTTATTAGCACATAAAATATTATGTAGTTTAGAAAAAGAGTAATATTTGAATAATATCTCCATAAAAGTATATGTCAAATAAATTTGAAAAAATAAGAGATAAAATTTTAAATTATAATTTTACCATATTATCTTTAGACATTGGCGGAGGTGGAATAAAAATAGGAGTTTATAAAATTAATCCTATTGTTAGAATACCTTTATTAGTTTCTAGAGTTAAACAATTTTCAATAAAAGGTGAAAAAACTTATGAAAATGTTCTAAAACATTTTCAAAAAAATATAAAAAATATAGAAAAAGTTGATTTTGTTTGTGTTAGTATGTCTAATATAAAAAAAATATTTAACAAATGGCGTTTAATGTCTAATGATAATAAAAATAAACTTAAAAATATAAATTTTTCAAAAATTTTTACTGAAAATTATGGGTTAAAATACTTTTCAAAAAACGATATATTTTGTCATTCTGTGGCGTGTAGATTATCTTTTGGAATTCTTGGTAAAAAAATATCAAGTATTACTTTTATTTTTGGTACATCTCCATCTTTAATTATAATTGATGAAAATGGAAAAGAAGTAGAAAAATCTGGAGGATTAGTTAAAAATAGAGATTACTTATGGAGTAAACATTACTTTAATAAAGATTTTGGTACAATGTCTTTTAAACGAGAACCACCAAAAAATAATAAAAATAATAGTAGTTTAGATAATTGGAATAATGAAAATAAACACTATTTTTTTAAAGTTTGGAATAAACTTTTAAAACCAATATTTATTTCAGGTGGAGATAAAAATTTAAATAGTTGGACTGGAAAACCACCAAGGTTTATATTTATAACAGGTGGAATATCACAATATAGATTAGCTGGGTATATAGGATTAATGAATAATTGGTTACAACAAAGTTCAGATAAATATAAAAATACCCAAATACTTTTAGGTCCAAGAAATAGTGGGTTAATTGGTGCTTCTTGTTTACCGTTTATTTAATATTTTATATAAGTATATAAATGGGTAATTTGTTATCTAAAGATGTTTATCTTAACCTTGATAAAGATATTGATGTAGAAGTATATACTAATATAAAAAATAAATTTAAGAATAAAAAGTTAATAAAAAATTATGTTAAAGATAATATTGAAAATATGGGAGCTTCTATGAATAATTATATATCTAATTACTTACATGTAAAAAAAATTTCAATTAAAAATAAAAAAAATATTATATTTAATATTAAATTTAAAATTAATAAAAAAGGTAAAAAGATAAAAGGTTCTTTTGGAAAAAAAATTAATGAAAATAAATTAAAAGAATATTTAACATTCAATACATTAAAAGAACATATAGAATGGTGCTTAAACGAATCTTCTTTTAGAGCAGAACCTCTTAAATTAAAGGAAGGTAAATTTACAATAAGTGATAATAATATTCAAAAAATAATTTTAACATAAAATTGATTATTTAATTTAGTATTATTAAGTATTAAATTAAATAAATGAGTAAAAAATAAAAGAACCTAAAAATAAAGTTAAACCATTAAGTGTTCCATCTTTTAAACCCCTGGAAATTTAAAACGCCGATTTTTAAAATTACTTAAGTAATATAAATGTATTATTTAAGTAAGCAAAATGCGATTTAAAAAAGAATTATATATAAAGGAGCAAGAAGAATTAGCAGATAAAATTATAAAAATATTAGACCTTAAAGAAAATAGTATAACCTTATACGACCTTGATAATGATGAAGATAAGAAACAAAACTTGTACCAATTGTGGTAATTTACATAAATCATTAGGTTCCAATAAAACTTATAAATGCGAAAAATGTAATGTGATAATGGAACGAGATGTAAATGGTGCCAGAAACATTTTACTAAAGAACCACAAACTCATAAAATTAAAAATTAATGAGTAAAAAATATAAGGCTCTCGCTTGGGAGCCGAATAAAAAACCTGTTTATGATAACAGATGAATAGTACTATTTCTTAAACGTTATAGGAAAGTAGTAGGTTTAGATAGGTTTTACCAAGCGGATATTTTACAGGAAAATGTACTAGTCATTGGGCGGATAGATATGAACCAAAAAACATACCTTTTCACATTAGAAAAAAAATAAACAGTTTTAATAATCTTAAACCGTTGGTTGATAAAGATGGCAAAATACCAGAAGATAAGTTATGTTTTATATAATTTCCTTCGTATAAATTGATTATATAATTTGTTTTACAAGAGTAATAGAAATTATATAATGCCTAAAACAAAAAAAATCTGGATCTCAAATGATACAGGTCGTTCTTTTTTAGGCTGGAAGATAAAAGAGGAAATATTTGCAATATTTTTTATACTTGTAATACTTGCTCTTTCTAATGACAAAAAAATAGTTGAAAAGGTTACACAAAATGTATCTATACAAATGTTTATATTCATAATATTTATTTATTGTGTGTATAACAAAATACCATGGAGCTTGGCATTTATAATGGTTTTTATATTTGCTTTTTTATTTTCTGATTTTATCAATAATGTAAAAGGTTCTTTAAATAAAATATTTTTAGATATAAAAAATAATAATGATTTTGAAAAAAAAGATACAGCATTAATGACTATAGGTGCTAAAGTATTAGGATGGATTTCTAAAGATAGTAAAGTTAATATTAATAAAAATGATACAGATAATAAAAATGATAATATTAATAAAAATGATAAAAATGATAAAGATGTAAAAAGTATTTTAAAAAAGAAAGTAAGATTTGATATTGAAAATAAGATTGATAAAGATGAGGTTAAAGATGTTACAGATGAGGCAGATGTTACAGATGAGGTAGATAATAGTAGTGATGATGATGTTTGTAAAAAAGTATCTGAATTATTTAATTTAGATGATGAAACCGATGGTGAAACAGATAATGAGTCAGAAATTGATAATTCTAAAGATGATTTAAAATCTTTTATGAAAAATAGTTTATAATATTATAATGAGTAGTTTAGAAAATTACATAAATACAAGTCCTTTTATTTCAGGATGTGTTATGTTAATAATGAATTTAGGTGGTAGATATATTGTTATGGAAGTACCAGATGGAATGAATAACTTTTTTTCAAAACCATGGGTTAGAAAATTAACAATAATGTGTGTTGCTTTTATGGCAACAAGAAATATTAAATTATCAATTATACTAATGCTACTTTTTGTTTTATTATCAAGATTTCTAATGAATGAAAATAGTAAATGTTGCTTAATAAAAATAAATAAAGAAAAAAAATAATTTATATAAGGTGCGTTATTATTTAATTAAATAGATATTGAATAAAATTAATAAACAAGTTTTTATAATGATGGATTCAAATTTTGATTCTACAAACATTGGAGGATATAAAGAATCTAATGAAAATGTTAATATAGTTAAAACAGAAATGCAAAATAAAACAGATAATGGAAATTCTGAATTTGCAAATAAACGTGTTCCTATGGATGGTATGGAAGAATTATTAGGTCAAGAAAAAGTTCCAAGAGATCTTGGAAAAAAGATGGATAGAAAAAATGTTGAAAGAAGTCACAGAATAAAAGAAAGACATAATGAAAGAAAAAGGACTGATGAATTATCTGATTTAAACGAAATTATTTCAGATGCAGAAGCAATTGAAAATAAAAGTCAATCAAGATTTAGTCCAAGTGAGAATAGACAAGAAGAAAGAAGAAAGAGGAGATTTATTAAAAAGAAAAAAAATATTTCACTAAGTAATCCATTCGAACAAGAACCTAAACCTGGAAGTAAAGAAGGTGCTAATGAAGATGATAATACCAGCAGAAATAGCAGAAATAGCAGAAATAGTAGTAATAGTAGAAATAGTAGAAATAGTAGAAATAGTAGAAATAGTAGAAACGGAAGTATTCAAGAAGAAGAAAATGATGATGTATCAGGCTATGGAGGTACTTCTAATGGTTCTGAATATACAGAGGAATCTACTGAAAGTGTTTCTAATTCTAAAACTAAATGGAAATCTCCATCTAAAATGACAAAAAATGAGATTACATCTGAAAAAATGGACTTATTATACCGATATAGTCGTTTGGAAAATAATGGATATAAATCTGGAATAAGTTTAACAATGAGGAGTCCTTTAGAAACTTTAAGGTCAGAAGTTTCAAAATTAGAAAGAATGCGTAATGTCCAAAGAAGTATTAGGACACAAAGAAAGTTATTAATATCTTTTGCTAGTGGAACTGAATATGTAAATAAAAGATACAATCCTTATAAATTTGCCTTAGATGGTTGGTCTGGAGAAGTTCTTGAAAATGTTGGAGATTATGATGAAGTATTTGAAGAATTACATGATAAATATAGTGATTCGCTTCAAATGGCACCAGAATTAAAATTATTAACTATGGTTGGTGGTTCTGGTTTGATGTTTCATTTATCAAATACATTATTTAAGTCATCTACACCACAATTAAATGATATTTTACAGAATAATCCAGATATAATGGCACAAATTCAAAGAGAAGCATTAAATTCTATGTCAGCAACAAATGCTGGAGACCCAATGTTTGAAATGATGATGAATGGTGTAAGAGAGAAGAAAAGACAACAATCCCAGCAACAACAATGGAATGGACGTCCAGGATATGCTCCTCCTAGAACTTCTGTTCCTAATCCCCAACCATCAAATAGTAATTTTAATGTAGGTTCTAACGTTAATCAAGTTCCTCAAGGTCAGGGAATAGTTAATGATCAAGCCACTATGAGTGGTCCTCAAGGATTTGATGATATATTAAAAGAATTAAATTCATCATCTGGTAACGGTTTAATAAATGAAAAACCAGAACAAAAAGAAGTATCTACTAAAAGAGTAAGAAAAAAAAGAACTAAGAAACAAGCAGATGTTATTGATTTAGATATGTAAATTAGTAATTTTTTAATAATAATATTATAATGAGTGTTAAAGCTTACAAACCTTCTTTTATAATAAAATATTTATTACAAAAGAAAAATAAATATAATAAATATTTTAAAAATAAATTAAAAAATATAAAATTTAATATATTTTTTAATTTATTTTTAAAAGAATATATTAAGTATATAAAAAGTCAAAAATTAACAATATCTTTTAATCCATGGGATATTACAGATAATAAAAAAATTAAATGTGATAAAGTTTATAGTAAAAAACATAAAAATGGCTGGAGTATAACAGGTGTTGTCTTTGAAGATTATGTTTTATATGTTCCTGTTATTTTTGCTTACCATAAAGATTATGGATATATATATATATGGAAACTTTAGTGAAAAAATAAATGTTATATCACATGATACTAAAAAATCATTATATCATTTTTTAGATAATAATTTTCCTTTAGTGTGGAATGAGTATGATATTTAATTTCTTTGTAAAAAATCTACACACATTAAATAAGAATCTGTTAAATCATCTTTTTTTTTATGAGTATCTAAAAAAGATTGTAATGCTGGTGCTGTTTCTAAGCATTGTTTAGCATAATAAAAACATTTTCTTTTTCTTTTTGTATATCTACTGTTTGTTCTTTCAATACTTTTAATAAATTCTTTTTGATATATTGAATTTTCCCATTTCTCATCTTTATCTGGTAATTTTTCTTTTTGTTTTGCATTTATATTTTGAACGAATATATTATTTTCACTATTTCTTTTAAATGCAAAATAAGAAAATACTATCATTTGAACTGATTTCATAATGGGATTAACTAATGCTGGTTGGTTTTCAATAACAACATTTGTTACATTAGTTAATTCTTTTCGTTTGTCCAATTCTTCTTTTATTCTAATTGCATATTCAAATTGGTTTCTTTTTACTTTTTTTTTCTTTATTAACTTTGATTCTTTTGGAGAATGTGTTTTACAATAATATTTATTATCAAATACATACTTTGCATTTTTTCCACATATTTTACTATTTTTCTTTAAACCACAACAAACTTTTTCAACTTCCTCGTACAGATTTATAACTTCCCAGTCTATAATAGAATAACCATATTTATCTGTTGGATAATCTTCATTACTTTCTTTTTTAAGAATACAGTATGATAAATTTTTAATTCCAATATCCCAACTTATTACTTTTATTGACATTTTATATATAAATATCTTATTATTTATATATATGTATAAATGAATAATTGTAAATTAAAAATTGAAGATATAATAAATAAATATATAGAAATGTATAAAAATGATTATAATTTTAAAGGATTAACATTTAAAGTTTTTAATAACACCGATTATAATAGATATAGTTTTATAAATCCTATATATTTAAAAGTTAAAGAAAAAAATATTTCTTTTAAAAATATGCCTTTTTACCCCCTTTTTTATTCTTGTATTTTATTAATATTAAATAGTCTATTTCACAATCAAGGATTCTCTACATTTGATAATAACTTTTTTTTAATTTTTTC